GAATTACAACCTAAATTAGAAATATAATGAATAATGTATTAGATTTAATTCAATTTGATGAAATCAAAATTGAAAAAAAGAAAGAATGGTATAGTTATAGATATACCGCTATAATTCAAAAATTTGTAGTATATCAGTCATTGGATAAGCAGTTAATATCAATAGAGCAATTTGAGGCTGAATCTAAACGATATGTAATTCTTCAAATATTAAGCGGGGCAATTTTAGAAAAATGTGATGATTCAAATCGTGAATATTTCACACAATTAAAAAATAAAATGGAAAGTATGCCCGAAGAAGTTGATGCTTATCTTTGGTCAATAGGATTAAAAAGAAGAGAACAATGAATATAACACACGACTTTGACAACTGCCAGTCGGACATCTACAAAGAGGTTATTAGTGATCTAATCTCACGTGAGAAAATGGGTAGAACTAAGTATGGAACAACTGTAGATAATGCTAACCTATCCGAAAAGGAATGGATGCAACACGCGTACGAAGAGGCTCTTGATTTTGCTATCTACTTAAAACGAATGATGTCAAAATAAGGACATTTGCACCTGAGATTAAAAGAGTGGCATTGCGCCACTTTTTTTTTGCTCTTAATCCCTCATTTAATTCCTCACTTAATCCCTCGTTTAATCCCTCTAATTGTTCGATATATGCTACGTTAATAGCGTTCATCTTAGTTAATGACTGATTCTCCTTACTTAAATTAGAATTAACTTCAATGTAGTAGTCAAGTGAACGTACACCCAATACTACCAATCGTCTTTCAGTTCGCAAAGAATCCAGCTTTCTCCAGTTCGATGAGTCGCTCAATTGATTTTGAGTATGCGCTATCAATGGCAGTAGTATCCATAAGATAGATAGTATCAATGTCCTTTTCATAAATTGTTTTTAGTTTAATGCGTTCCAATTTCAGCGTGTCAATTCTCGCCTTCAATACTACAATTGTATCGTTTTTCGTAACATTTTTATATGTGGAATTGTTACGAGAGGTGCATGAATTTTGCCACAAATTCAATGCGTAAAAACTAATACACAACCCCGCAGTTAATGCGATAATTTTTGACGTTAAATTCTTTTCCATTGCCTCTTGTAATTATTGCAAATCCGTGATTGTATTTTGAATAGGGGTTATAGTCTGGTGACAACTCACTCAAACATCCGACTCCCCAACACGTTATTACTTTTCCGTTTACATCTCTTTCCGTGTGTTCAGCAGTTTGATGGTGATGTCCACACATTGCGTTGGCTTTTGTTTTCAAAAATAGACCTCTCGCAACGTTTACAGACGGCATAAATTGCTTTCCAAATTCGTGTCCGTGAAAGATGGATAGACCTCCAACGTTCAACTTGTTCTTTCCTTCTATCCATTGCACGTTGTGCTTATCAAGATGGCAAAGACTTGCGAAATCAAATGCGTCTATATCAAAAAGTTCAGGTGCTTTCACTCGCATATACCTCCAATATCTTTCTTCGTGGTTGCCTTCTTTATAGATTATTTCAGCATCTGGAAACGTTTGCCTCAACTCATAAATGAAAGTACGCATTGCGTAAAGTTCATCCTTAAATTTGCGTTTCTTTGGATCTTTCACAAAGTCGCTTATCATATGGCAGTCTAACGCATCTCCATTCAGCACCACTGTATCAACACCCTCATCTAATCCACATTGGATGGCGGTTGATAATGCATCGATATCGTGGTAAGGAATGTGAATGTCCGATAAGATGAGAATTTTTTTGCCTTTAATATCAATATGCTTTCGACCTTTCGCATACGACTTCGGTAACTTGAAAGGATTGCGTGGTCTATCTTCAGTACGAACAAGTGATTTGTCTTTGAGATTTTTACGACCTACTTTACCTTCAATCCTGCGCAGTGCATCTCTTGCATCTTCAACACCAAGGAAGGTCTCAAAATGTTCTTTAGATAATTTCTTAGCCAACGTTAAAGTTGGTGTATCAGGAAAACGCTCACGCACTTCACGTGCGATTTTTGTCTTTTGACTTTCTGGCATATGTTATATTTAGAATGGTTGGTACACTGTCCTTCCACCCATCTTAACTGCACGTAACACTTGACCTCTATTCCCGTTCTTATTGTAACTTACGTGAACCCAAGAAGGTGCATTCTCACTTCCGAACTCCCATATGAGTTGGTCAAATGTACAATTTTTTCTTATCCAGTCAAATAATTCTTTGTTATTTATGCCACCGTGTATGTCTCCATCAATATCTAAGGCTTTGCCTTCCATATGTTGACTTGACTTACTACCACCAATTCGTGTATTAAGTTCGATACTTCTAAAGCCTGAGGATATACCAATTGGTTTTCCAAAGTGTTCACGCACCTTATCAAAAATGTTGGTGCATACCAGCTTAAGATTTGCCAATTGCTCAGCATTTGGAACGTTGCCAATCTTCAACGCTTTCGCCTGATTGCTATGCGTTACTTCAAAGTAGCTTACATATTTACTTACCTTGTCCATCTGTCATCGCATCGGTTATGTCTTCGCTTTTTCTTCCAATAATCGCCTTTATCTTTGACCACAAATCTTTACCAGTCACCGACTCAATACTTTCAATGATTGACTTGAATTCAATGATGGCAACTACGGTAGCTATCAACTTTGTAATGGGGATAAGTTGCGCTATTACATAGGTCTCAATAAGAAATCCACTCACAATAGCAATTTGGTACAACATCAATTTTGTGATTGTATCACTCATCCTGCGTGAACGGATGCGTTGACCTAACTTAATAGCTTTCCAAATTCCAACAACCATATCCATTGCTACCAAAAAACCGATTGTTATCATCAGTTCTTTGATGGGTAAAAAGACGGTTGCAATACCCAATAGCCACAACTTTACTTTCATCTTTTCTCCTGCTTTTTTAGATATTGTTTCAAAAGTTTTTCATACTCCCTTCGCTTTAGTACGATGGGGGGAGAAAGTCTTGTAGATTGATTCTTGTTCGCCATTGTCTATATGAATTAGATATGAGAAAATTACTCTTTCCGTATGGGTTTCTATCTGGGAAGATGTTGTTATCCGTGTTGTTGGTGTACTCTGGAAACAATGTTGAATTAAAACACAAATAGTCAACCATTCTTTTGGTGTACCAACGTGCATTTTGACGTGCAGCTTCTTTGAGTGACTCCATTTCAAACTTTGTAACTGGAGTAGTATCTTCGCTTTGTCTGCTCACTAAGTTTCCGTTGTCGTGTTTGTACAAAAGAGATGGGTAAAGTTCTACCATTGTCCACCATAACACAACCTTCAAGACGTATTCGTTAAGGAGTGTTTCATAGTCTCCAGATAACGTGCCATTGGCAACATCATCCTTCAATCGAACCGTCAAATTTGTACCCAAAAAGTTGGTCAAATACTTATCTTGTGCCAAATAAATGGCAGGGCGAATAAGATTGGGATCAACTGCATCCGTTAAAGGAGTAAACTTTTTGATGTATTCCTCATTGATGAGTAATATTTCTTGTGGTATTGGCATTTTTTATTGGTATTTAAGTGAACCTCTTCCCGGTCTATTTATTGGTGCAATTCCTTCGATTCCTTTTCTTGGAACAAACGGATTATTAGCTACTCTTTTATCATTTTCAAGACCTTCATTCGGTAGAATTCTACCTTTTGAGTCTCTCTTTCTCATATAGATTTGACGCTTCCAAAAATGATGGCAAAATGCCCCCCCAAGGTAGCGGAAAATGGAATAAGTTGATGAGCCAGTTGGTGCGAAATCTCCATTAACTCCTTTCTCACTCATATTTTCAATATCCTCATATCTAAACACTGCTCCTGCCTTTGACATTCCTACCATCTCAACGCAGAATTCTCTTGAATTAGCAGATAGGTTTTGAGAATATGCATAACGTAATTTGTAAAGTCCTGCATCACCCCACTGAGATTTTTCCCCACCATTTGCATCAGACATTGATGGCATCTTGTTGAACATTTCAGAGGTAAAATTCAATTCATTCTCAGGATCAGTTACCTCCTCTTCACTTATCAATTCCCATTCCTCTTTATCTATGTATTCAGCTTTCGACTTTAACTCATCAATGAAGATTCTTCCTTCCTCATCCGTGAAATCATTTGATGATTGACACACGTGCGCTGATTGATTCTCATTCACACGCTCCACAATGCGCTTTGCCCAATCTCTACCTGCGTCTCCACCCCACAATTGCCAAGCTATTCGACCTGCAGTTGGAAATCCATCTTCACCTTGATTCCATCCAGTTGCCTCTTTGTCTACTTCGTGACGTGAAAAATAAGAGTTCATTCTTTGCACTGTGTCAAAAGATAAATTCCTTTTATTGCTGATGTCTCTCGCTCTTGCTACTCCAACCTCCGTGCCACCCCTGCCATATTCCTCTCTCCACTTTAATCCTAACTCAGCTTCACCTGCCATCTCATCGGTTGGCTCGTAGCTTTCTAACTCAACTTTTTTTTTTTGAACTACTTCAGTAGGATCAATTACAACATTGGAAAGGTTATCGAATATCTCGCTTATCTGAACATCTGACAACATCGGGAATGATGCCTTAGTGATTGCCTTTGCACTTGGAATGGTCAAGACATTTGCAGTAGTCTGCACAATGATTTCAAGGAGTGAAGCTATTTGCGCACCATTTAAGGCCTGACTTGCAACATCAACTGGTTGTGCTACTGCACCACTTGCATCTACTACGGTATCATCTGCAAATAAATCATTTTGTACTATTGAACAATTAGCAAACACACCAAATGAAGCTAACACCTCTTCAGTTGCGCTTGTAATTAATCGCTGAAATGGCTCAATTACTTGACGCTGAAAAATACGCATTGCAGTTTTCATCTCATCGGTATTGCTACCCAATCCACCGCCATCTCTCACACCAAAAAGTAAAGGTGATGTCACACGATGACTCACCAAAATAGCCTCCATTGATTGGTCAACCAACGTGGTGAATTGTTTATCCATATCCGATACAGGGAATGGAGTGAACTCAACACCTCTATCACGTTCTTCGTTGAAGAATGTCAATACCTTTCCTGCGTTTTCAGCACCTTGAATAGACATCTGCAATTGATTCTTAATCATATGCTGTTCTTCAAGTGAAGGAATGCCATTGTTGAAAGATGCTATAAGTGATGGGAAGAATCCATTGAGAATTAAGTTGACTTGATACTCGCTAAGTTGGCGCATCTTTTCAATCTCATTGATTGCACCCACATAGTCAGGCTTTGGATAATATTCACTCCCAACCATCAAGCTATGCACGAACAATACTTGCTTTGGCTCAGCTTCATTGGTATTAACGTCAAACATCGGTATAAAATGCGGAGTGTTTTTCTTTTTGCGCATATCAGTCCAGTCACGTGAATACCACACACCAACAACATCATCTTCCTCATCACTACAAGCTAACCTGCAATTCTCAAAAGGCAAATGGTTTATTTGTGCAATGGTGCTTCTATCCATTGACCAGATAATCTCCCAATAAAATCCACCTTGCAACTTCAAATCTAATGAGGTTGGATGGATTATTGAATCTAAATTCAAACGGCTAATTTCTTTTACCGCTTGTGGTGTGGATGCAGTCAATTCTCTGCCTGCAATCATATATGAAATAGAGTTCACCAACGCTCCGTGAATTGGTGACTCATTGTAAAGTTCTATCAAGTATTGAGGGAAGGCATTGCCCTCTCCATAGTTAACCCATCCCTTTCTATCTTCTCTTTCAATGGGATCAATTTTAACGTACTTGGCCATCTCTATTTGAGTTGCACCAATGCGTTGCTTTATTTCGTCAATGTTAGCCATTGTATTCTATATCGTTAGGTATGGTTAGGTTGGGCTGGTCAAAGTACTCGGTTAGCGCAGTGAATTCTATAAATCCTCGCTTTAATTCTCCGACCACAACAGCATCCTCAGGATCTAAATTAGTAGATGAATTTTGACCATAAATAATATAATTGTAACGACCACTTTGAGTGATTAAAACGCATCCATTCTCCGCATCATCTGTATCAGTGCTCACACTCAAAGTAGTTATTCGCTCATTGCTATCAACTAAGATAGGAATAACCGCAAAAAGTTGTAATGTAATCTCATTCTGCAAGATTAACAGATAGTCCGTAAACGGAGGTAAAAGCAAAACCCCCTCTTCTAATGAAAGAAGAAGGGTTTGCGAGGCGGTATTCGTCTGTAAGTAATTCATTACCTACAAAGTTAATTAAATAGTTGGAGCTACAACAGTAATGTCTTCAAAGTTATCGAAAGGAGTATCTGTAAAAGACACCAAACGATAAGCCTTATGCGCTTCTTCTGCGGTAAATGTAATGGTGTATCCGTTAAGGTCACCTTTAGCAACTCCAGTAGCGGTTGTCATTGCAGTAACTTCAGCACCATCCATACGGCCAACCATCCAAATGTTATCGTTGTTATCTTGTACAAAAACAACCAAACGATTCTTGGCAACCAATTCTAATTGCTTTCTGCGTGGAGCAGTTAACTTAAAGAATGTAGCAGTTACCGTTTGTGTATAGAAAATTGTACCGTTTTCAACAGATGAAGCTACTTCCTCACTAAAGCTACCAGTATGCTTAGGACAAATGTATTTGTAGATGGATGCAGTAGGCAACGTATCAATTTCTTCTGTCCCTGCATTAGAAGCTACACCCGTCAAAAAGTCTGCGTGTTGTTGCAAGTAGATTGCTTTGATTCCTCCGATTGTATCTTTACAATCTAATTGAAATCCTGCGGTTAATTCACAAGCCATATTTTTATATTTTTAGTTAGTTAAAATAAAGGGAAGGCAGACCTAACCACCTTCCCTACTACTTGTGGTTATTATTAGTCGTTGTAGCAATAAACAACGTCACCCAATACACCGACTTGAACTCCTACACGGAATCTCATCGCCATACGAACATTGTCAGATGCATCAGTCAAAGTCATATCTACAACTCGTACTTCAGCGAAATCAGAGTTAGCATCTACACCTACAAACAAGTTAGAAGGTTGTGCTGCGATTACTGTTCCGTTGCTGATACCTGGACAAACATAAATGTCGTATCCGTTGAACTGCAAATTGAAATCTGCAGACGCTTGGAATTGTTGCAAGTAACCATCTGCTGCAACCGCTTGACGGTAGAACTGAGCAGTTTGACGATTCATATACAACTTAGTCTCTGGCGAACCAATCAATGCAACTGGCAAGTTGTCAATTACTTGATTCAAGTTAGCAATTACAGTACCAACAGCCATAGCACCTGCAGTCCAATCATTACGGTAATAAGTAGAATTTACATCAACAATTTCTTCAAATCCATCGAATGCAGGATAAGTTCCAGCACCTGATGTACCTTGCCAAATTGTAAACTCGATATTCTCAGCAACTTTAGCAGCAGCATAACCGATCAAAAAGTCAGAGAAATTAGCAGGAACAACATCATTGATGAATCCACGACCAGTAGCAGCAGCTTCCCAGTCACGTGCAAATTCAGCTTTGCACAATTCCAAGTTAACCTTCAAATCTGATACAGTCAAAACTGACTCATTCAATTGCAAATCTCCTGCTTGTGAAAAGTCGCAAGATGCAGCTTGTACCAAAGAAGCAGCGTTTGAAAGCTTCTTCATTACAGCCTTGTATTTTACACCCTCTTTAAGAGTAACGTATCCTTTTGCCAATGTATCCCCTGAAAGGATGGCAGCGTTGATGTACGGTAACGCCAATTCACCTGCGTAGGTTGAATTGTTAATGGTCAATGAATCAGCCATTTTTTTTCTTTTTTATTTTTTATTTGTATTTGTTTATGATTGAGAAGATTCTGTTTTTAGAATCCATTTTCGCCAAGTCAATTGGTGCGCTTTGTGCAACTGCAACAGACTTCTTAACTGAATCGGTAGCAGGTTGTTTGCTCATCTTTTCGATAGCAGAAGAAAGAGTTTCTTTCTCAGCATTCAATGATGCAATCTTTGCTTCAAAAGCCTCCATCAAAGAGTTGATTGTTGACTCGAATTCCTCACGGCTAACACCATCGAAAGCAGCTTGTTCTTCCTTTTCAATTTCGATTTCAACCTTTGGCTCTTCTTCAACTGGTTCTTTGATCTCAGCGATTACTCCACCGCTAACTACAATCATTTTACCTTCGGCAGTTGTGTGTTCTCCATCAGGTGCAGGCATTGGGTTGCCTTCTGCATCCATTACGAATAACTCGCTACCTACTGCAAATTCAGCATCTGGAGAATATACCTCCGTGCCATCGGCAAGAATGGCCATTGCCATCTGTGCCTCTTTTGTTATTTCTCCTTCGGCTGACAATTGAATACCAAATGCTTTCAATCTATCTGCGTACTTAGAAACAATTTCTGTTACTTTGTTCATATCTACTTTTTTGTTTTTCTACCTATTAGTAGCAAAAACACTATTTTTGTTCCAGCATAGTTTTTGTTTAAGTTTTGTTTAGTTGTTTCAACAAGAAAGGCCCTCCAAACGTGGAAGGCCTTTTTTGTCGGGTAAACAATACACCTGCACTGGTGTAATTCATCACAACCCACTCAATTCATTCTCTAACTCTTTCATTATCTTTTCGATTTCCTGCTGCGTCATATATTCGTCACTAATCTCAGTAAAGAATCCCTCCAATGAAAAGCCTTTTACATCACCTTGTTTGATTGATGCCCACACTTCGTCATTGTCAATCTTCATACCAATACACCACGTTCCTTCAGGAAAGGAGAAACCGAAATTTTGGCTCTTATCAAATTGTCCTTCTGTTATCCAAGACTCCACAACCGTACATCCTGCAACTGGAATTTCGTGTTCCAAATTTGAGTTGTGATGCATATTCCTTTTAAGATATTCCTGCGCTATCTTGTTAATGGTCTCTTTGGAATATTTGCAATAATACTCCCGTCCAACGGCATCAACACGGTAGATCAATTGCTCAGGCAACATCACCGCACCATATACCATTTTACGCTCACCTTCTTCAACGGCTGCCTGTTGTACTTTTCGTGTCTTTGACAATGCTACAAAATCTACTTCAATAGCAGGATTTTCTACCAATGACATTGCGTGAACTCCCAAGTATCCACTATCATCAATGGTGTACTCAATGACTTTTACTTCTTCTTCTTTCATTTTATTTTATTAGTTTTGATTGGTCAATAATCTTTTGTTGCGCATCTTGTGCCGATGTTACATTAGTAGCTAAAACGTAAGATTGTATCGGTTGTGCTTTGGTTTGTCCATTGTTAAGGAAAGACAAATCTAAAGCAGGCGCAGAAGTTGATCCACCCATAGCACCTCCACCCATTGCACCGCCACCACCCCCTGCAGATGCAGATGGACTTTCTCCTTTATATTGTGTTCGTGAAATAACAGCGATTTGTGCAAGACCTGCAGCTATTGCAGCGCCTGCAGCTATTCCTGCTCTTATCGGCGCATCAGGACTTGGTATAGTTAACTGCGATGCATAAGCAGCAGTAGCACTTTGATAGGTTTGGATTGTGGCTTGTGCAATTCCAAGAGCTTTGTTTCTATTAAATGCTCTCTTTCTATCTTTTTCACTACTACCTGCAAACGCATCATTAAGAGC